AATTGGAAATTCTAGTTTCCAATCTAGAAATATCTTGCATTCGATATCTTTTATGACTTGCATAATTTAATCTTACATCAGAAGTTTTATAAAGAAATGCTGGTAAATAAAATGTTGCAATTTCTAGTCCACCATCAACTGGATTTGGTGGTAAAGGATTGTCTGCTGAAACTCCTTTTTGGAGTTGAAAAGTTCCTTCCTTTGTTAAGAATAATCTGTCAATTCTTGGTAAATAATAACTAAAACTTACTGTTATAGTTTCATTTGGTGCGATATAATAATTTGAAGATTGTCCAGCAGAAGTAAAATTTCGAGATTCAAATTCAAATGGTGAAGAAATTGCTGATGTCGCACTATAGTTTGATACTCTTGGTCGAATATCAATTATGTCCGAGGTTGAGGATTCATTAAAAATTTGGGAATACTTATATTCTTCTGATGGATAACTGTTAACTGTAACAATGTCTCCAACATCACTTGCATCAATAACATAATTTTGAAATACAATTTTTAATTTTTTAGTTGGATTAAAATTATCATCAAGTTTTATAATTCTTGAATAATCATAAAAATTTAATCTTTGTCCAAAATCTAAAGCATATTTTTCATTTACATTTCTATCTCCATCTGTCTTTGAGTTGCATACTCCCAAAATTCCAGAATCAGTAAATATAATATTTTCACCAGCAATAAAGAAATTTCCATTTCGATATATAAATCCGAGAGTATTTGTGGTTTTTTCAATTATAATTGCAACTGCACCACTAGTTTCTCCAATTATTTTTTCACCAATGATAGCATCAGTTGCATCTTGATTTGGTCCAGTTAGTGATCCGGATACAAATGTAATTGTTGGTAAAACTGGATCTGATGTAGATGATGACTCATATATTGCTAAAATTCTTCTTACATCTGGCACATTTAAAGAAATTTCTTTATCTTGAATTCTTGTACCATAAATTGCACTATATGTTAAACCATCATTTAAACTAGAATTACCAACACCAGAAGCTGAATTTGAAGATTTATTAATAACTAAAGTATTTGCCTTTAAAATATTTTTTGTTTTTGCTTTTGGTTTTTCTTTTTTGATTGAAACAATCAAAGTTGCATTTGATCCACTTGCAACAGTTAAATTTTTAATTGATAAATCTTTAAATCCATTTGAAAATATAAATTTATCACTAGATAAAGGTTCACTTGTTCCATCACTATACGCAAGACAATATCTATCGTTTGTATATGGTTGATAAGTATATCCAGATGTTAGTGTAGTTGCGACAATTATATTATTACTAAAACTTGAAATTAAATATTGTGTTTTCAAAGCAATATCTGTATTTTCAACATCAATTTCTGAAACATTCCCCTTTGTTAATCTAACAGTATATGATGGATCTGAAATGTTTTTAATTGCTGAAGATCGTATTGAAAAATCAGATGTTGTTACAGTACTAATTCCTTGAACGATGCTACCATCACAAATTCCAGGAACTGTGCTGATGCTCACTAGTGTTAATTGTCTTCCATCATTTGAAATATTTGAAATTTTATTATAAGTTATTGTATTAAATCCTACTCTTGGGTAACTTACAATATTTCCAACAGTTGCTACTCCAATAAAATTACATGCAGTGGATGTAACGGTGCTAAATCCATTAGAATCTGGAGTAATTATAAAGGATGGAATTGTTGGTGAAGATACAGCACTATTTTGAATTGTTACTGGTGGAACAATTGATTTATCTAATACCAAGTCGGCATTAAATCCACAATTACTTGAAGCAGAACTTCTATAACTGTAAATTGAATTGATATCAGATAGTTTATAATCTCTAATATTTCTTATTGTGTGTCCAAATGTTGTAATACCACTAATATTTACACCTTCATCTTTTATAAATTGCCCCTCTACTCCATATAATGTTAATGTGTTGGAGTTTGATACTGAAGATTTTAAATATCCTCTTGCTCCACTACTATTACCTTGAATTAATATTGGTTTAGTTAAAGATATGTTTGTACTTAATCCAATCTGAGTAAATGTTTGTAAATCAAAAACTCTTAATGAGTATGTAGTTGTTATTCCGAGATAATCTGTACTAATTAAACTGAAATCATATGCTCTTGCAACACCAATTTCATTTCCAGAGGGAGAAAGTTTGGATGCACCAATTCTATCACTTCTGAGACTTAAATATGCAGTAGTTCCAACACCAACACTTGGTTGACCATAAACATTAGTTACTGTAAATTTTGGTCCGGTGTCAAATTGAATACCTTCTCCAGAAACTGATCCTTTATCTCTTGGTTTTGCAACATCAATAAGAGTAGATCCATCCAAATTAACTTCATATCCACTAATATATGCCTTTCCCGGAGAGATTTGATATATCATCAAATCTTCAGATGGAGTTTTTCCAGATTGTGTTAACTGATTTTCATAATAAATCCCATTATTTCCTTCTCTACTGTTTAATGATTCCTTTACTACTGAATTAAATGGTGCAACATAGTAATTTCCAGATTCATCAAAAGTTCTTCTAGCTAATTCTTGAGCAAAAATATTATATTCTGTTTTATTGACAAATTTATCAATAGCTCCATTTTGAATTCTCATCAATTCGACAAAACTTTCGTCGTTAAAATCGTCAATTTCTTTTTTAATTAATTCAGCACTAATTTTTAACCTATCTGCTCCTGGAGCTGAATAATTTGAAAATCCTCTTGCATTATCATATAAAGATTCATCCTGATCCGCTGTTATAATTTCTTCTTTTACATACAATCCAACCCTATAAGTTGGAGAATTTGAATATTGATCTAAAATTAATGTTTGAGTAGGAACTTTTACAAAAGTACCTCTTAAAAAATATACTCCTTCTGAAATAAAAGATGCAGATCCAACCGCACTTGCATTTTGATCTATTGCTTTGGCAAACTGCTCACCAGAAGATATGAGATTTGATAGACCAAATGTTATATCAGATAAAGTTATTAAATTTTCACCATCAGAAAAAGATTTTGTTGAAAAATCATTTGAAGATTTTTCATACTCTAAGTATAATGTAATATTATTATTATCTGATTCACCTTGGTTTAATATATTAGAAATTTTTGCTGTAACTCCACTTGTAGACCCCTGTATCTTAATTCCCAACAAAGAATTTAAATACAAACTTAATGGTATTCCCAAAAATTCAGATTCAACTTGAATACAATCATATTCTAAGGTGAATGATATTTGACCAGGAATTACTCTTGCCCCCTCCTTAAAAAAATGATTTCCAAATTTTTCAATTTGATTTTGGAGTATTGATTGTAATGTTGTTAATTCTCTAGCTTGTATAGAATTGCCTGGTTTAAATAAAACTCGATAAAAGTTTTTTTCATCATTGAAATCATCATAATATGGAGTTACGTTTAAATTAGTTTCTTGGGGCATAATTCTTAGAATTGTAATATAACTTTAATATCTTCTTTTTGATTTGAAGATCTAGTTATGGATGGGCGATTGTCAATATACAACATTTCTCCAGAATATTTTTGCACTTCTGGAGTTGATACTCCTTTGATAAAAGATTGACCAAGGTAGTAGGTAAAGTTATTTATTGTAGTAGTAATACCAGGATTATTTGAAGTGCCAAAATTGGTTTGAATTGCAAGATTGTTTGTTCCCCCAACAATTGTTATTGATCCTCCAGTATCTGGATTTGCTGTAAAATCATTCAATTTATAACCATATTGTGGAGAAACATAATTATCGTAAGCATCTTTTTGTGATGAGATTGCAACATATCTATCTTGCCAATATTTTATAACTCCAATTCTGGAATCCCAAGCAGCAACTCTTCCAACTGCAGTTGATGCAACTCCAACCGTTTGTGTAATATTTGAATCTAAAGTAAAGGTTGTTGATGTTGTCAGTCCAGTTAATTTTAAAGCATATAATGCACTTGCTTTTTGTGTGGTCAATAAAGTTGTGGAATTATAAGATGTTGGATTTTTTACAATTCCAATTCTTGCAAATTGATTTCCAGTTATAAAATCTGGATTTAGATCATCATTTTCCAATCTTGAATATAAAAGAGTTTTTGTTGCTCCCAACTCTTTATAAATATCATATCCATGACCTCCAGGTGGGGGAATGATTACTTCAAATTCTGCATTTTTATTTGTTGCTGAATTTGTAATTCCAACTGAAATTAAATCTACCGTTGCAAAAGTATATCCAGACCCACCATTTGTTATGATTATAGAAGATATTTTTTGATCCGCTCCCACAACAATTGAGCACAATGCTCCACTACCATCGCCTTTAATGGGCACATTGTTGTAAGTATTTTCAGTATATCCTTGACCACGATTTATAATAACTGCAGTTTTTAATTGACCACTAATTAAAGTATGATCTCTTACTGAAGCATTAATAGTATTTGTTGCCCAATCTTTTGGTACTGGAATATAATCTGTAGATTCAAATTTTATAAAATCATCTGGTTTAATTGTAAAAAGATATTTCCAAAGATAACCATCTCCGCTTACTCCGGCAGCTCTTGGTTCTAAATCTGTAAAGGTTGGTTCGTCTAAGGAAGGTCTTCCTTTTAAATTTTCTGGACTAGAACCATTATTAATACAAATGTAAACTCTATAATCGCTGTTTAACACATAATAAGATGAATCATATAAATTTGAAGAATCACTATTTGGGGTTGGATTATTTGCCGAATAATTATGTTTATACATGTCATAAGTTATTCCAGATTGCCAACGATTTTTGGAAATTACTCTGGTAATATCTGATGGATTAATTTTTTTAAGTGCTATAATTGTATCCCAAACTGAATTTTGTTGATCAAAATTATCTATGGGGCTAGGTGTAGCAGAATCCCAATCCGTTTGTATAAAAGATGGATTTGGTAACCCCACAAACATATAATAACTATTTGAAGAAGTAGATGCTATCCCAGCTATCAAATTCTCTGAATTTAAAATTCTAAATTGATTTGTAATTATCGCAGCCATTTAGTGTTTTTTATCTATTTATGAAGTATATAGTGATCTCATTGGCGTGGATCTTATTACAAGGGGGGCGGTAGATAATCCACTTATACCGTCAAGTATTTCAAGATTAAATTGTTTTGGTGAAGATGATCTACTAAAATTATATAATCTTCCCCAACTGTAGTTTGCAAAATATTGACTATTTCCAATACCACTTAATCCATTATAAGATTTTACACTTGCGGTAACTCTTACAATATCAGTAGTGCTACCAAATCCAACAGCGTTAGAGATTACATTTTGCACCGAAAATGCTTGATATACATTATTTAAATATGAGGTGCCAATTCCTAAAACGGATCCATTATCATTGAATGAAGTTACTCCATTTCCAATTGTAGAATCATAAACCATAAAATAATATCCAGTTTGTATTCCAGTAATTGTTTGAGCACTTCCAACATAATAAGAATCTCTAAACAAAGAATCTACTGGTAAGTAAAAATCAAAGGTTATTCCAGTAGTAACTCCTGCGATTGAAGTTGTACCTATCCCAGTAATTACCCCACTGTCCCCTTCATAACTTACCCCAGTTAATGTTTCAAGTGTAAAGGATTCGGATTCTATTAAAACTTTTGGTGGATTGGTGGAAGTATATCCGGATCCAGCAGTGGTAATTTGAATTTGTGATATAGTGCCAACTCCACTTATACTACATGTTGCTATCGCCGTAACCCCAGATGTGGGGGAAGATATTGATATTGGAGGTGTTGTGCTAAACCCAAGACCACCATCTATTACAATAATTTCAGATATTGTCCCTGCTATTGAAACAATAGAAGTTGCAATACATGCAGATTTTGGATTTTGTGAAATTATTGTAATGTTTTGATCACCACTCCCGAGAATTTCTGGAATGTAATTAAAGAGTGGTCGTGTATTTTGCACAAAAATTGATGTGCTCCCAACTCCAACAGATCTAATGATAGTTGTAGTTGGATATACATTAGCAAGCAATTCTGGTCTACTTTTAGATATAACTCTTTCATCTAAAATAATATCATTTTTTTGTTTGCACCATTCTACAACTCGTTTAACTGAAGTATCTGTTGTTATTCCAGATCCATTGTATTGTGTGGTATATACTGAATCAATATTTTGTAAAAAAGTTACAACTCTAGAAGATTCTGTATAAACATTTCTTCTTTGTTGAAGATCATCTTTTATTTTTAAACTATCTCCAACTTTAACTGTAGGAATTATATTTACTTCTCTGATATCAGCATCGGATCCCTTAAAGAATAACATTTTAACACTGTCACCAACCTTTGGTGCTTCTATAAATTCAATAAATGATCCACCATTAAAAATATAAGATTCTTCTGGAATTTGTAAAATATCATTAATAAAAACTAATAAATTTTGATCCAAAAATATTGGTGATCCCCTAGTTACTTGAAAATTTGAAGAAACTCCATTTTCCTTTAATGCAAAAATCTTTTTAAAACCATTAAATTCACCATCAAAATCATCAAGCACTACAAATTGTCCTGGATACCAAGCATTAAATTGATCAAAAAACACTTCATCTATCGTAAGTTTAAATGGTCTAAATGAAACTGAAGAGTTTGTTGGTATTCCAGTTGATCCACCAACATTTACAGTTAAAACATTTCCAACAGAATATCCATATCCACTATTTGCTAAATTAAATTCTATTACACTATTTCCATATCCAACAACAATATCTACAGTTGCTTCTGTACCAACCCCACTATTTGATGAGTGATACACCAATGGAATATTTTCATAATTTAACGGAGCATCAATTGTAATTTTTGGAGGATTTGTGGAAGTATATCCAGTTCCAGGATTTGTTATTGCAATTGCAACAATATTTCCATTATACGCAGATGCAGTTCCAATTGAAATTTTTCCTGTTGAAGTTGCAACCGAAACTGTAATTGTGGTTTGAATTCCTGCTCTGTAACCAGATCCACTATTTCCAATAGAAATTGATTGAATTGTTCCTGCCGCAGAAACAATAACTGTTCCTCCTGCAGAAACTAATGGTTGATATCCAAATCCTTGAGTTGATCCAACAGAAACAATTATTCCACCTCTAGGTAAAGATGCACTGTTAATATCAAACTTCATTGGTCCAGTTATATTATTAGTTGTTAATCCAACAGGATTACCACTAAAAACTACACTTGAAATACCAGAATTTTGTATAACTTCATAAGTAAAAGTTTGACCAACTCCTGTTGCTGGATATTTGGGTTTTTGGAATATATTATTAACTAAAAGTATCCCTGCAGATACTGAATTTGTGCTTACAATACCAGTTACATCATATCCAGAAGATTTTAATGTAAATGAATTTCTAATTCCATTAAATTGTGATGATATATCATCAAAAATATTGTTTTCAAAATATGCACTGTTTGCTGTTCCAACAACGGCACTTCTCAAAAATACTCTTCCATTGAATGATGAAAATTGTTGAGCATTTGAAGTGTTTGAGGCATCACCATGAGGAGCCTCAACGAAATAAATTATATCATCTACAATATTATAGTTTCCTGAATATTTTGTAATAGCAGCGCCAGTAGAGTGTGCTGCGGATACGCTACCCAACCACTCTCTTCTACATGAAACTTTAGTTGTACCTCCAATTCCAATATCAGTAATGAGTAAAAATTCATTTTGAATTTTAATCAAATCTTTTGTATAAAATCCATCAATACTATTAAAATTGATTATAGATGTGGAACTTATATTATCTACATCTTGAGTAATATATGTTGTTCTTGCTGTAGAAACAACTGGGTTTTGAATTATATTGTCAATTGATACAATTACTTTTGAATTTGATTTATAATTTGATGCAAATTGATGAGAATTTCCAACTCCAACTGAGGATAATTTGAATACTTCTGGACTACGTTTTAATGCTCTTTCTGGAGTCTCTGCAAATTTTACTGTGTTTTCATCAATTTTAACTGCGTATAGCGTTGATGGAAGAAGAGTTGTAGTTCCAATTCCAGTAACAGAAGTCGTAGCAATTCCAATTTTTGTTGAACCGGATGCTATTGAATAATCTATTTTTTCTCCCGTGACAAAGAAATGATTTGGTATTACGATTGAATCTCCGGAAATATTAACATTAACTGAAGAAGAACCATCAATTATTTTTGAAAATACTGGTGAAGATCTATGAGTGAGATTAAATTCTCTTTTTGTGGATATCTCAGTTCCTTCATAAAATAATGGAATTGTATCCGATCTGATGATCGCACTATTCAAATCAACTTCGAGAGAATCTTGTTTTGAAGATATTTGTAAAGTTTTTTGGAATACTCTAATTTGAGTATTAATATTTGAATTTGGAGTAAATGTCAAATAAGTGTTTAGAGTTGATTTTGCTGCTCCAACAACTCCAAGTGAGTTATAAGAATTTATTATTCCATATTCTGAGATTTGTGGATTATATTCTGAATCATTAACTAAAATAACCTCAGAAAAATAAATTTGATTGTTTGTTGTATCATTAATTTGTAGATAATAATGTGCAGCATCGCTTGTTGCACTGCTAAATCCAGCAATTGTAGTTTCAATCGGAGAAGTTGATGATGCTATAGAAACATAATGGGAAGATAATTCTCCCTTATATAATGCTATAGATCCAATTCCAGTTTTTGTTGTATCACTCATTAATATTGAAAGTGCTTTCACATCGACTGTTAAAGATGGATTTGGGGTGAATGTAATTAAAACATTACCAGTTGCTGTTGTGACACCAATTGTTCCAACAACACCAACTCCAAATGCTGGAGATTTATCTCCAGAATCCACGTCTCCAAAAATTTCATAATATGCATTAGATCCATTGCTTACAAAATTAATTTCTCCAAACTGCACATTTCCAGTGCTTTCTGAAGCTGAAATTAATATTTTTCCAGATGTATATGAATTGGTTGATATTGAAACAATAGTATTTGCAGATGGAGTAATTGAAGATGTAATTGCTACAGATGTTGAGGCAAAACTTACGGTATTTCCTAAAGATGATGTGCCAATTCCAGTTATTCCACCATTTGCAAGATTAACATTTATATTTGAAATATTGTAACTATTATATTGATATTTCTTGGGATAGAATAAAACCTCACCAAAATTACCATTTCTTCTAAATGAGAAATCGCCAAGATCTAATACTGTTTCGTTTCTACCATACGCAGTCAAATATGCATTTGCACCATCGTATGTTATATTGACGATTATAATTTCTTTTTCTCCATAATACCTTATATCTTTTATTAAAATATAAAATTGTGCAGAATTGTATTGTGAAATATCAAAAGTTCCAACTGTAGTGTAATTGAAAATACTTGGAGTATCGTCAAATTGACTACTTAAATCATCAAGTTTTAAAACTCTATTTGATACAAATTCTGTATAGTCTAATAAAATTCTGTTGTTAAAAATAATTTGATCCGAAATTAAAGAATCATTAATTGTTTTTGTTGTTTCTGTAACAAAATCAAAATTTTGATAACAATCAAAATCAATTTCTTCAATAAAATCAACTCTTGTATCAATATCAAATTGTGTAGGAAGACTCATTTCAAGATTAGATTCTGGTGTAGATTCAATTTGTAAATCTGAAAACTTTTTAAATCCAGAAGTGTGTGTTAATTTGTTTACATTTTGATTCCATTTTTCATATTCTATTGGACTTTTAATGGAATACGAAAAATTTTGGTAATAATCATTATCAGGAATAACCTGTAAAAATGTATTTAATTTTCCAACATTATCTTCGGAAATTCCTTTTGGAATATTTGAAGAAGTAACATTAAAATCTCCATAAGAAGTTAATTTTTTCTTCACAACAGCAAATGTTTTGGAAGATTCCCCTAAAATAATACTATTTTCCTTTATATTATATGAAGATTCACTTATTTTTAATAATTTATTAACTGGATTCCAATTTGTAATTTTTCCAACAGAAGTATTGTTTACCAATACATTTTCCCCAACACTAAATTCGCCTCTTTTCAATTTAATTTCAAATTTAGGCAAATAACTTTCTGGTACTACTCTGCCATAAGCACTATTTTGGTTTTGATATGATCCTGAAGGATAAAATGTTCCTGGTCCAACAGAACCTTTATCTAATTTGTAAACTAAAGATCCATTAGATCCACCAATTGCGCTAGTAACTCCAATTAATGTGAAAAACTCATAGTTATAATTGTATGAATTGTATCCGTTTCCAGAATTTGCAATTATTCCAACTCCCTCAACAAAAATTTTGCTACCGACAGAAAATGGAAATGTAGATGCTGTGCTAAACCCTACAGCAAGAGTTACTGTTACTTCTTTTGTGTTTGAATTGTATGAAATATTTGTAATTCCAATTCCATTGACGTTATTTGTTGCAATAATTTTAGGTGGAGAGTTATATAATCTATTTGTATTTCTAATTACAGATACACTTACAACTTTGTTTCCTTTAACTGTAGAATTTAAAACAACATCATCTATAACTTCATTTGTAACAGTATCAATTGTTACAAATCCTGGAGCAACAGTATAATTTTTTCCACCATTTGTAACAACTATCGAATCAATAGATGATAATTGGTCAACAAACAACCTATTTGGAAGTTGACCAATTGGTTTTAATGATTTATCTGAAGAATATTCAAATCCAAAATTTGGAATTGATGTTTTTATAATTTTTCCAATACTATTACTTTCTGGAATTAATATTCCACCAGATCCTGTTGTGGAAAAAATTGATGTTATTCCTGGTAATGATTTATATCCATATCCACCGTAAATTATTTTTACTTTTGATATTGATCCTGTTGCTGTTAATGATTTTGTTGAATACTTTAATGAAGATTCAAGTTGAGTATATGAAGTTTTTTCTGGAAAAGAATTTAAATTAATTAGTATTGTTGTGCTTCCAATTCCAGATACATTATATGATCCATTAAATTTACTATTGCTAATGCTTAATGAATTATTTCCAACAACATCAGTATCTTTAATTATTTCAGATTTTTCTTTTGAAAGATAGGTTTTTCCATAAAGAGGAGTTAATTGATAATATAATTTTTTTGGAATATTTTCTGTTATTTTTAATGTAACAGAAGCATTATTAGTAACTCCAACAATTCCAACCTTTGAAATTTCAAAAGTTGACTCTTTTTCAGTTGTTAAAAATTTATTAGTTAATCCAGAATCTGTAAAAATATCAAAATCAAAAGACTGCACTCTAGATCCACCATCAATATCGGATAATGATGAATCTGAAAGATCAAACTTTAAATTATTTTTTAAAATTGCATACAACGGTGGATTTATTGTGGAAATTTCATGATTTAATCCTGTAGATGCAATTGATACAACTTCTGGTGATTTTAAAGTTGTTTGGTAATAATTTGAAGCAAGTTTAATACTATTATTGTCAACTTTTACAACATAGTATATTTGATCATTAATTAATGGGGAAGCAGAATTGGAGGATGAATATATAATTTTATCTCCAGTTGATAAATTATGATCTAACAATGTTAAAACATTTGTAGTAGTATTAATTCCAGAACCATTGAATTCTAATGGATTTGCAACCAATCTACGATTCGCAGCATTATATTTAATTTTTAATGTTGTTGTTATTCCTGGATTTACCACCAATGAAATTTGATCGTTTGTTTGTAAATTGTGAGTTTGGTTGCATGTAATTGTTGCAATATTTTTTTGGACTTTTCCAGTAATTAAATCAAACTGTGTAGTAAAGTTATGACGATTTCCATTACCAAAAGATGTGAAATACAATAGATATCCAGTAGACCCAACCCCAGAAAATCCTCCAGTCGAGTTTATTCCAATTTTAGTAGTAGCAATTCCAATTAAATCATCAGTAAATTTTGCAACATAAACTGATGAGTTATCAGATAGTGTAAATGTGTTTGTACTATCGGTTGAAACTCCTAAAGAAGTTCCTCCACCATTTGAATACAACAACTTTTGCCCGGTAATTAAATTATGTTCGGGAAGATAAATTGATTGAAGTCTTACAAATTTTGAAATGGTGGAATCTCCAATTCCAATAGTTGAAATTGTTGTGCCAGATCCAACAGAAATAGTTCCAATTGCAACAGAATTTGGAGGATTGAAATAAATTATGGAATTTTTTGAAGTAGATCTATCAGTAGAAAATCCAGAAGTAAATGTAAATTTTCTTGGATTTAATTCTACTAAAGTTGTAGCACTGTATGCATATCCAACAGTATTATCATGCTCCCTTTTAACTCTTATCCTTGAAAAAACCCTATCAGTATTTAAAACTAAAAGTTTTTCAGTTCCAACTCCAGTATTTGTAATTTGTAAAACATCATTTGCATTTAAAACAGATGGATCAACATTCCCATAAACATAAATGAAAGTTGTAATTCCAGTAACTCCAGTGGTTCCCAATCCAACAGAAAGTGATAATATATTTGTATCAACTGCAACAGTTTTAAATCCAGATATTCCAGAAAAATTTTGATCAGATAGTCCAGTAATATTAACAACATCTAAATTTTTTAAATTATGAGGAGAAGTTGTAATTCCTTCAAATTTTCCTTTAGAATCTATAATATTAAATACAACATTCTCCAAATTTACTGTTGAGGAATTGATTGATGATATTCTACTTTCAGATACTTCAGTAATTTTTGCAGATGCTCCGAATCCACCACTAAAAGTATTATCAAAAACTAACTCATCATTTACAGAATAATTGTATCCTTCACTTACGATACCGATTTTTTCAATTTTTCCAGATGATGCAAAATCAATTACTGCATTTTGATTTATAATTTTATCCGATTGATATAAAAATTCATATTCTGCATGAGACTGATCTAGTTTATATGGATAAGTATTTCTAATATAATTTTCATTATTGATGTTTACAACATTTTGGTTTGTTGATGGTAATAAGTTATACGAATTTAATTCTGAATAATAACTATTTCCAATTAAATAAGGAAATATTGATCTTCTATAATTATCAAATGTAGAGTCAAATCCATTTTGCTCAGAATTTATTGTAGAAAAATATGCATAAGTTCCATTTGGAAAATCTGGTGTTTTACAATATCTTCCATTATGAACATCCAAATCTCCACTATTTGTAAAAACATAATCTTCCACAAAAAATCCTGCAGGAAAATCAGAAAATGGTGGTCGATTTGGTTGGGATCTATACTCATATCCAGATTTTAATGATTTAATACTTCCACCATCATATCTCTCAAATCCATATGGTCCATAAATTGGATTTCCATCATATGCCCAACCAATAATTGGTGAATGATTTTGTGATAATATTTCATTATTATCAAAAATCAAATCTGATTTTTGATAATTGTTGCTCCCATCAATATTTTTTGATGGTAAAATTTCTCTTAGTTTTCTTGGTGCATATAAGTTTACATATTGTAATTCTTCTGTAATTCCCTCTACCAAAAGACCATCATCTTTTGTTTTGGCGAATACAGATTTATATCTTTCAGTTAAATTTATAGTCCATTTTTGAATATCTGCTCTTAATGAAACACTATTTCCATTTGGAATTACATCAATCAAAGTTTTATTAGTAGTAAATCCTACACCACCATTAATTATATTTACTGCTATCAATTTTCCATCTTGTAATACTGGAGTTAATTTTGCATATCCACCATCTCCATAAAACTTAAATGTTGGTGGAGAATTATATCCACTCCCTTGACTTAAAACAACAATACTTTTAATTTTTCCATCTACAACAATTGGTTTAATTTCAGCATTTTTACCAGAATTTAAAACTATATTTGGTTGCTTATTGTAATTAATAATATTGGAAGATCCATATCCACTTCCAACATCTGTTAATTGGATTGATGATATTTTTCCCCTAAAAATTGGTTGCAAAACTGCATTATATTTTTCATATGAATTAGTTGTACCAACTCCAATATTACCAACAACTGAAATTGATATTTGTGGATAATTAAAATAATGATATCCACTTCCTGAAGATGTTAAATCTACATATTGATTTGTTTCGTAATTAAATTGACTTAAAGTCGTTCCTATTCCTGCAGAACATAATCTAAAGATATCGGAATTTAGTTTTATAATTTGATAACTTGTTTGTGTACTCAATCCACCAATTGGTGCTCCAACATAATCGTAAACTACAAATTCTCCAGATTTAAAATCATGATCTTTTATGTAAATAGAATCTGATGCAGTATTAATTCCAGACACAGTTGCTAATCTTCTTTTGTTTTGATACTCACTACCGGGATTAGTAACTATTACAGAAGATATAATTTTTCTATCTAATAAAGATTCAAATTTTTGATTTCCACCACCAACTGATGTTATGTTGATGGGATTAATTTTTAAAATTGCATCTTGACTGTTATTATGTAATGTTATAGTTTTTTGATCAACAATTGATACGTAATATGCAGAATTATCTTGCAAATAATTTTGAGTGCTTGTATCTCCAGAAGTAGATCCTATTCCAATTTTCGTTGCGTTGAATGAATTATAAATGACTGCTTCACCAGATTTAAATTTATGCTCAGTATTAAACCCAATAATATTGGTAGAAGTACTAATAAATCCACCAGAAGAAGTTGATATACCATTAGCATTAAAATAGACAACACTCTTAACTTTTTTTAATTTTGCTGCTGCTGTTGCATTTTTTCCATTTCCTCCACTTATTGTAATCGTGGGAGTTTCTAGATAATCAAATCCCCCATCTATAATTTGTATTTCCTTTAAACTTCCACTGACAGCGCATGTTCCTGTTGCTCCAACTCCAACGGAATCTGTTATTTCTAAAACTGGAGGATTTATTACATCATAATCTTGACCACCATCCAAAACATCTATTTTGTTTAATCCACCATAATAAACAACATCATTTGATTTATAATTTAAAATTTCCACACCATTGACTAAGATTCCCAATCTTCTATTTGGTATGGTTGTTTGTATGGCATTACTTAATTTTGGAGTATTAATTTTTCTAATTAATTTTTGAGAATCAAGTTGCTTATCTTTATTTTTTAGTGGAATTAGACTTAAATTTATATTTGTTGATGAATAATTTGAAAAAGATTCAAACAGTCCATCATTAATATTTGATGGACTAGAAGATAGTTGCAATATATTACTATCAATTTTATTGACAAATAAATTTTTTGAAGGTATAATATCAGAATCTGAAGTTAGATAAATTGCTTGCCCAGTTATAAAATCATGATCTGGAATATTTAAATATAAAGTCGTTGTAAATCCTGCTAATGTTATTCCTTTTGATTCATTGGTTGAAAAAATTTCATATGAAGGTATGGATGGTGAAGCAACAATAGCATCAGAATTTAAATCATAAACATTTTGTACATCAGTTGTATATTCATTTTTAGCAACACTATTGGAAATTGTTTTTACAATTCTGCGAATATCATATTTTTCATATAAATTTATTTGATTTGAATCTAAGTTTGATGAAACTGAAAATTTATTATCTGAAGAAATTTTTTCAACTTGACCAGAAATAATAGTATTGTCAATTTTATTGACAAATTCAATATTATCTTTAAGTTTTAGTTGATGATTTTCATAAGTTTCAACTACGAAATAACTTCCATCATATGTAATCGAAGATGCTTCAAATTTTGTTGAAGTGTTAAAGATCCAAGAATTAAATCTGTGATCATTTTTTTCTTTAATTAAACCAATACTTTTAATTTCAATAGTATCATTTGTTTCAAAATAGTTTGTTTCTTCTGGTAAATTTAAAGTATCTAACACTCCACCAATTCTTACTTCAATCCTATTATTTCCACTAAAACCATATGAAACATAATCTGCTACTATGTCGTCTCCAATCTTTTCTGTAGTAATTCCAATGCAATTTAAAAATTGATTTAATGTTTTTTTCTGATATGATAATACATTATTGTTTATGGATAGATATCCACTATTTGCAAACCCAACAGTAGAATCAACAATTAAAGATGATTGGGTAATCCCAACTAGTTTAGTTTTGGGGTGAATTGAAAAATTACCGTATAAACTTCCAAATACAGATAAATCTCTATCATACCCAAAATCTATTCCTAAAGTATAATATGTTTTGTTATCAAAAAACTGACTTTCTACATCAGAAACTGATCCATATGCAGTATTAATTCCCAAACTTTCATTATATTCCTGAAATAAAGTATTTCCAATTAAATCTAAAGGATTTCCTGTTACAGGTTCTACAACATATTTTCTTAAAACTTTAAAGTTTGTTGATGAAGGTTTAATTAAATAATCTTGTGGTTTAATTGTTTCTGCATCTACACCAAAATTGGATTTAAATAAAATTGAATTTGCTTGTGGAGTTCCTTTTGTTGCATAAAAATCTTTAGATTGTAAAACAAAATTTTTCTGATTTAAATCTGCAGGAAAAAATACATTTTCAAATCCTGGAGTATATTGAGATTTAAGTTTTTTAAAAAATTCGTTTAAAAATAATGTACTTAAATTTTCAACCTTTTCTCCTACAGCATGAGTTTGAATTCCAGTAGTTTCAAACGCTATTTGATTTGGTGCGCTTAAATACCGATATGTAGTAATTCCACTAAATCCACGTATACATCCATCAAAAAAAGTATTTCCTATGGAAGTGTATGTAACAATCTCATCATTAATTTTAAGCAACCCAAATCTTTCTGGCCAACCAGAAGTATTTTCAACATAAATTGTTGTATCACCCAAATCAACAAATTGAGTTACTTTTGTATGTTGAGAGTTAATTATTTCTGATGTATATGTGCCAACTTTCAACAGTTGATCAATATTTTTAACAATACTTAATGGTGAAGAAAAATATTCTTGAGATTCGTAATATTGTTTTAGGAACGGTCCAAAGTTTGGATATTCTTCTTGCAAAAAAATGGGGATTTGCCCTTCAACTACAGTTTTTGCAGATGTTCTTGTTTCTATCATATTACCTTGTTATTGATCCGTTAGAAAAACTAGAAGTTCTTGAATAAGAATAACCTGAAGTATCACTGCCCGAAGAAATGGTATCGGGAATCATTGTTATATTTGTATTATTCATATCAATTTGTAAATACAAATCTTGCAACCCAATTACATCATTTGATTCTGGTATTGCTTCAATTTCTATAATATTTGTTGGATTTGATATTTGAGTTGATACTATATTTAATAGACTTAAAATAATCTCTCCTTTAACATAATCAATAGTTCCTATTGATCTTTTGACTATTTGATATTCATTATCTGATAATTTTCGAAATACAAAAATAGTTCCCTTTTCATTGTTGGTTAAATCTGGATAATCTGAAAGATATAGATCACCAGATATACCACTTAATTGAAATCCAGTAGACTTAATATTAAATGGAGTCTTATTACCAGTAGTATCATATTTAAGATGAAAAGAATTTCCAAAACATATTTCATAATCTGCAAAGGAATTTAACACAACTCCCAGATCTCTTCTCATTTTTATAAGAGTTATGTTTGAAGTAATTCCAGAGTCAACATCATCAATTGTTTTGAGTAGTTTACTATATTTTAATCTACTTCCAAAATTGTTTACATCACTAGATTTTGCATAAGTGGTTAAAGAATTAATAATATTAGTTTTTAAAGAATCTAAAGAATTGACTAAGTTTGAATTATAATATACTGAAGAAGTAATTTCAACAAATAGATACTTAATATCAATAATTTTTGGTATAATTCCAGCAACTGAATATTTTTTTAAATCTCTAACTATATTTCTTTTTGTATAATCTGAGATATAATTATAGTTTTTTGGTTTGATTGTAATGAATACTTTTCCATATTGTGGTGGAGACAAATCTTCCCCACCAAATGCAGACACAGATTCTGCTTCTGAAAAAATTTTATACACTAACGCTTCATAATCACTTGAAGTTACTGCACGATTTTGTGTTGAATAAATTCTTGGAGCATAATTTCTAATTGATGAAGTAGTTTCAATATCTCCACCACCCGTTGATGCTGTTGATGTTGCTAAATTTGAAATACCAATGTTTACAGTTTGTCCATTATTGTCAACAATTCTTCCCGAAAATGAAAATGAAGAAACTCCATTTGCAAGTTTTCCATTTGTAACAATGTATGTTATGGTAATAATGTTACCATTTTGAAGCTTCTTACCAAAAATACCATCACCAAATAATAATTCATATCTTTGATCTTCAACTTCTTGAATTAAAAATATATTACTAGTATCGTTTACATTTGAGATGTTATCAACTAAATTGTAATTGTATGTTGTAGAATCATCATTACTATTTTTTACTTTAACTTTAAGAGTGGAAGTATCAATTCCACCATTGTTTAATATAAATCTTTGATTGTAGAGTGATGAATTATATGTAAAAGTTTGAGTAACTAAAAATCCTTCATAAATTTGTATATCATTAAAACTGGCAATTTTATTGGTTACGGGTATTGTAATATCTTCTGGAATTGAAAACGAATAACTTTCAGATCCAAATGCATTTGATACTGCACATATACCTGCCTTCAGAGTCAATGTGAGGGGTTGTATGGTTGCTCCTGATGTATCTACTACAAATGAAACAAACGCTTTAGCAGACGTTTTTGAGCGGGGTACATAACCAATATTACGCGCAAGAGAGACTACATTTTCTCTGAGAGTTGCGCTATCAATAAAAACCTCATTCGCAATCATATTTGCGTTAAAGGAATTTAAATATGTATTGTATGCTAAAATATCTATGAGTGTAGATAAGTTTGATCCTTCGTAATCAAAATCAGTAAAATCCGAATTTGCCCTCAGATAATCTTTAATTGAAACTTTAATTTGATCAAAATCTAAATTTGAAAAATTTATCTGTGGCATCTATCGTACCGTCTGGAGTACAAAGTTTAATTGTTGTGAAGGAATTGTTGCTCCTATAACATTATAATCAACCAATACATCATATAAATCTTGATCAAAATCTGGAGTTACGTTAATAGTATTGATTTCAATTCTTGGCTCAAAGTTTGAGATTACATTTCTAATTTCAGATTCAATTGATGAAGTAATTCGAGTATCAAGAATTTCAAATAATGAGGCACTCAGTTGAGTGCCCAGAAGTGAATTAAAAGGTCTTTCTCCATTTAACGTTAAAACCAAATTTCTCAATGACCGATTAATTGAAGTTACATTTGTAAGCGTTAAAATATCATTGGTAATTGGATGAGACTTAAAAGAAAGACTCACATCTTTAAAATACCTGGAGATGTTTTCTAACGCCACAAAGATATGGAAATACTAACTTATTTATATGCCAAAAACAGGCTCAGTTCCATACTCCC